TCCTTGTTCTGATGGTGATGTACTTCAAAGCCTTGGATAAACTCTTGCTTCTCAACTTCTGTTGAGTACCAGTGAGGTACCTCGTGTATCGGGTAATGCCATCTGATACCAAACCTGCGGTGCACTTTGAATCCATTAAACTCTGTAGCCACACTGCCATCTGGATTGAATGCCTCAATACGTCTGTATATCGGACGGTCAATTCCTGCAGCGTGTGCTTTCTCTAAAGCCTCACGCCAACCAGGAGCAAGTACTTCATCTGCATCCAGTGCTATGCAATAGTCAGCATCTGCTGGTACTAGGTTCAGCGACGCATTTCTCGCGTCATCAAACCTAAAGGGTGCCAGAGCAATCTGATGCACTGTGATACCAAGACTTCTAGCAAGCTCAACTGTGTTATCGGTTGATCCTGTATCTGTGAGGATGTGGTAGTCGGCATCTTTGGTTGATTCATACCAAGCCCCAACTTTCTTTTCCTCGTTCTTACAAATTGTGTATACGGCTATTTTCATTTGAAGTCATTCACCTCTTCTAATCTCAAGTCTGAGTATGAGGGGAATTGTGTAACTAGGTTTGGCTGAGTTACATAGCAATGGCTATCTACATTCTCAAGGCGTAACGCTATATCGATGTACCATTCGTATCCGTCTATCTTACGGATGAAGTAATCCATCTTGCTTGGGTTCAGGCAGTAAGCCTGAGCACCAGTACTCATTACTTGTGCAAACCAGTGCGGGTTGTTAATGTCATTTACTCTGCCAGTATGCTTAGGTAGCAATACTCCTAGGTAGAATATGTCCCAGTCTTGAGGCAAGGTCTGCATTACTTCTGCAAACTTCTCATTGAAGTCTTTACAGAATAAAGCGTCATCTTCTAGTACCAGAATCTTCTGACCCTTGTACTTCTTCCAGACTGCAACGTGGCTCATAGTTCCAGCCACATAACCTTTAACATCTAACTCTTTAGCATCGATTGCGCTGAAGCGCTCATACTCGATACCAAGTTCATCTAACTGTGGACCGAGCTTGTCCATACGATCTGGTCTGCGGTCTAGGTTAATCACCACAACTCGGTCAAAGTACTCGTTAACTTTCATAGCTTTATTCTACAGGCAGTTGATCCAAATCAGTCTGCGCCGTCAGCACATACTCGCCCTGTCCACACACATTGCACTTTGTCACAACTTGAGCGTCCTCGGGATTTCGCACTTCAACATAGAAGTGACCGCAACAAGGTGAGTTGTATTTGTATTTGATAGCCATTAGCACTCCTTAGTAGTAAAGATAAACAACGCCGTTGCCGCCTGAGCCTGATGTACCGCCTGTTGTTCCAGCGCCCCCACCACCACCGCCTGAGCCGCCTTTGCCACCATCATTTAGATTTGAAGTTGATATTCCTGCGGGATAACCATTTGCAAATCCAACGCTTGTAAATCCACCGCCACCACCTGCGCCACCAAAACTTGCACCCGTTCCACCTGTTGCAATTCCAGCACCATAAAAATCTCCTACGCCACCGTTGCCTCCTGTTGCAATTGCTGTTGTTCCAACAGAGCCACCACCACCAGCAATCAATCCTAAGCCACCATTTTGGCCATTTCTATTACCTGTTGGACCAGCGTTACCTGCTCCGCCACCCGCAGAAACACCAGCACCGCCAACGGAACCTGAACCACCGCCGCCCGCATAACCAACTACTGTGGCACCTGCTATTGGTGCGCCAGTATAAGAAATAGTAGAAGCCGTTGAGCCAGCAGTTATTGTTGTTGCGCCAGCACCAGCACCACCTTGAATACCACCGCCAGAAGTCCATAAACCGCCACCGCCACCGCCAGCAAATAACATTCCGTAAATAGATGAGTTACCAGCAGCACCATTCGCGTTACTTGATGAACCTATACCGCCAATACCGACGGTCACGAAATCAGATTTATAAGTCCACCCAGCAGAATAGCCGCCTGCACCGCCACCGCCTGCACCACCACCTGCGTTAGCCGTTCCAGTTCCACTTGATACACCAGTTGTTGCGCTTAAAACAGAAAATTGAGTAGATGTGGCAGAAGAAATAATTACGTTATTTACGTTTAGGCTTGCACCCGAAGAAATACCTAAACCTGCAACAGTTACAGCCTGACCCTGAAAAAATGAATTGCTTGCTGTATAAATAATTGTTGTTCCATTGCCTACTGCTGCGGTGACAGATGCCGTTGCCAAAACAGGAGAAGTTGCCCCCGCACCACCACCGCCAATAACGATTGCATAGACTCGGTTGATACCAGTTGGGATTGTTACTGGTCCGTTTGCTGTAAAAGTTTGTTGCAACTTGAGTCCGTAAGGAGTATCAGTAAATGATGAATTGGAATATATCGTTGCGCTCATAGTTGCTCCCTAGTAGAAAAGGTAAAGTATTCCTGCGCCACCAGCGCCAAATGTTGTTCCTGAACCCCCGCCACCACCGCCAAGCCCACCAGCACCACCCGTAGTTGTTACTGCGGGATTGCCATTACCTGCTAGTCCAGCCCCACCGCCGCCTGAACCATTAGCGTTTGTTCCTGATGAACCAGTACCGCCAGTTGTAACTGCACCAGTAAGAATATTTATCCCTGCACCACCAGCGCCACCTTGACGAGTGCTAGTACCGCTTGTCCCCCCACCTCCGCCACCTGCTAAACCTGCGCCACCTGTACCAGCGGTGCTTGCGCTTGACCCGCTTGAACCGCCACCGCCACCGCCTGAAATTCCCGCACCACCAGTTCCGCCAGTTGTTGGAGAACCAGCACCGCCACCACCGCCAGAACCAATATTGCCGTTAGTGTTAGTAGTCGTACCATTAGAACCACCAGGTATTCCCCAATAGTTAGTTACACCAGATGAACCAGAGTTACCAGAACCTTGTCCACCTGCGCCACCACCACCTAAAGTTCCCGCAGAAGGAACAGTTGAGTTAGCACCAGCACCGCCACCAGCAATTATGTTTCCGTATCGAGTATAACCACCAGAAGCACCTGATGTTGCACCACCTGAGCCTACTACGCAATACGAAGTTGCAAGAGTCCAACCCCAAGAAACACCACCTGCACCACCACCGCCGTAACTAACGTTGCTATTTCCAGAACCGCCACCACCAACTGCAATGGCATATACAAAGTTTATTCCAGCAGGGATAGTTACTGATGTAGTTCCTGCATTTATAGTTTGTTGTAAAAATAAACCATAAGGCAAAATAAAATGTGTATTGGCAAATGGCGTTACATTAGAACCAGTCATTCCAGTTCTTACTGACGCACTTGTTTGCCCTCTGCGATTTGGATTAGCCATTAGGAAATCCTATTTACATAACCTGAAATCGTGATTACTGAGGCGGTTGCGGCGAAAGCATATACAGTATTTGCAGCTGATCCTGTGCCCGTCAATGGCAAGCCAGCCACGATGAGAACATCGCCTGACTGTGGGGCAAGGGTGATTGGCTTTGCGTGTTGCACTGAGCCAGTGCCGCCGAACTGCACTGTGAGCAATACTGGTGAAGTTGAAGTGTTGTTAGCGTATAGCCACATTTCGTCAATAGTTGATGATGAAGTTCCTGTTGCGTGGATAGTTGTGCCAGTTGAGGCTGTTGCAACAACTGTGATTGGCTGGCCTTGTGATGAACCCGAAAGAAGTGTCTTTGTAAAAGTTGCCATTTATATTCCTATCCGAATACCTGTGTGGAAAGTAGTAACTGATCTGAGCTTTCGTTAATTCCCACAGTTGCAGAAGTTGACGAACCAGAGTTTGTAATAGGTGCTGTTACTGCTATGACTCCTGATGAACCCGTTGCTCCTGTAGCACCAGTGGCTCCAGTTGCTCCTGTGCCTCCAGAGGCACCAGTTGGTCCAGTCGGGCCAGTAGCTCCGGAAGGTCCAGTTGGGCCAGTTGGTCCTGTATCTCCTGTGTTTCCTGTAGGACCCGTAGGTCCAGTAGGACCTGTTGCCCCCGTCGGACCTGTCGCACCTGTTGCTCCTGTCGCTCCTACAATTCCTGCAATACTAAAATTCCAAGCGTTGTGAGATCCGCTACCTACTGCTGTATCAACAGTGATAATGAGAGTACCACCACCGATGTAGTTGGCGTAGCCTTCCATATAATAAGTTGGGGTATCAGAATGGATTGCTCTGATTCTGTCGCCAGTAATAAACGCACCCGCATAACCACCAACTAAGGTAAAGGTCTTAAGACCAGTACCAATAGTAATAGTTGAAGTGGAACTTACTCCTGAATACCCTGCACCTGTAGAACCAGTTGGACCAGTAGGCCCTGTTGGACCTTGCGGTCCTGTAGGTCCAGTTAAACCTGTACTACCTGTAGCACCTGTTGGACCTTGGCTTCCTGTGGGTCCTGTAGGGCCTGTGGAGCCTGTTGCTCCAGTTGGACCTGTAGGTCCAGGCACTGTACTTGCTGCCCCTGTAGGCCCTGTTGGACCCGTAGAACCTGTACTTCCTGTGGCACCTGTCGGGCCAGTAGAACCTGTAGCACCAGTAGGTCCTGTCGGACCCTGAGCACCAGTTGGCAAACCTAAGTTAAGAGTCTGGTTAGGAGATGTTCCTGTGATACTAGCAGTAGCAGTCGTTGACCCAGAGACAGTTCCAATAGTCAGCGTATTAGCTGGCCCTGTTGGGCCTGTGTTACCAGGTGTACCTTGCGGTCCCTGATCTGCTGAGAAGACTACAGAAGTTTGTGGTTCTTCTGATTCAATAATGACAAGGGTTTGAGTTGCAGTACCAGCTACTGTAAGAGTTGTTGTGACTGGATTATTTACAATAATCTCTGTCATACAGTCACACCTACTGGGACAATAAACTTACCTTCAAGTAGTCGAGTAGTTACCGCACCTGAATAGAATACAAAATCGTAGGCATAAGTCTCAGCCTTGATATTGGTATCACTTGCGCTAAAGGTAACTGTTGCTGTGGCAGTAGATGTGTTAAGCACAATCTTGCCGTTGGCAGTTGTAGCCAAAAGAGTAGTTGTAGATGACCCAGCGAATGGGCGCACAGTCATAGTTGCTGTGTAGTTAGTCAAGTTCCAAGGGACACCATCTGTCTCAACCTTGAACTGAAATGTAAATGTTGTAGCCTGTGGCGCTACTAGGTTATATGTTGCTGTCATTACGAAGCTACCTGACGTAGTGCTGCTGCTGGCTCAAGACCAGTAGTTCCAGCAAGTTTGTTGCAAATACCAGCAATATCAAGCCACTGGCTCTTTGGTGCATTTGCATCGTAGATAACATTTAAGATACCAGTGGAATCTGAAAGAGGTCCTATGTCTACTCCACGTAGTGCAGCCCAGTCAGCGGCTGCTCCTGATTCATCTACATAAAGTTGTAAAGCAGGGTAAGTGCCACCGTTTGCTAGACGATTAAGTTCATCTACAAATGTTGATCCGTATATACCTAGTGCCACTTACTCCACCTCACTTCTTCTTATTCTTATTGCGAGCAGAAATTGCTGCCGCTTTCTTTTTAGCATCTGCTTTACTAGATGCGCCCCACGCTTGTAGTGATAACAGCAAACGAGTTGGCTCTCCATTAGGCTTATGCTCAGGTCCTGCAGCGCTACCCATACGAGCAAGGAATGATGCTCTGCGTGGATTATCGCCAGCCTTAACTGGTGGCTTTAGGTTACTGCCTGATGCCTTAGCGCTAGCACGTCCTTTAGCGTTAAGTCCACCCTTTGGGTTCTGACCTTCTTTGCGTTGCCAAGCTGGAGTCTTTGCCATTTATCCCATCTTCTTCTTCATACCAGAAACCTTCTTAAGGTTTGGGTTAGCCTTGACTGCTGCCTTCGATGCTTTCCTCGCACCCGCAGCAACTATTGCACCCGCACGTTCCTTTGATACACCTTGCTTGGCAGCAACTTTGGCTGCTACTGCTTTGAATCCTGGATGCTTCTTCATTATTCCATCTCCGTCTTTTCTGTAAGTTCGTTGATGTAGCCCATCTCATTTGCTGGAGCACCTGTCTCAATATCATCATATGTTGCGTATCCGCAACCACATACAGCGCACATTACTTGGTCACCGTTTTCTTACCGCCAGCAAAGCTAGCCTTTGATCCTGCTGCAACTACTGGTACTCCACCCATAGGCATAGAAGCAGGAATACCAGCGGTAGATCCCATTCCGTAGCCTTTGTCCATAGTGGACTCAGCAGCGTTTCCTTTATCTGTATTCATATTTGCTCCTTGTTAGATTTTGTTCGCATCGAATGCAGTTCCCATATCGTTAGATAAACGAACGGCTGCATCAATATCTTTTTGCTTGGTAGAGATTGGGTCAATCCCCTGTCGTGTTGCATCAAAGTATGAGCCTAATTCTTTGTCGTGCTCCTTGGCTGAAGGAACGCCATCACTTCGTGCTGACCCTACTGAAAGTTGCAGGGTGCCAATCTTGCATCCAAAGCAACCTTCTACTGGTTCTGGATGTTTTTGTTTCTGATGTAGATTCATTTATACCACCGGTGTTACGTAGTCGCCGTACCCTGCTGCAATCAAGATTGCTGCTTGGGCATCTGTAATTTGTTGTGTATGCCCACCTAGTATATAGAAGTCTGCATCAAATAACGTATCCTGATATGGATAGAGTGTTGCTTCTACTTGACCGTTTTTTACAATAAGAGTCAAGCCACGAGCAATGTCTGTAAGGAATGGGTTAATAGTTCCAGTGGTTGTACCGCCAGTAATACGACGCTGTGATAGGCGTGTGTACTTATCTGGCCAAGGGTTACTAGCTCCCCAGGTCTGGTACTCCCAAGGTGTTGTTGCCATATATGCCATTAGTTCTCCTTAGTGAACTTACTGATGAGGCTAGGTTGCCCTAGCCCCACCCGTCAATCAACTAAATGATTATCCGTTTGTCGCTGCAGTCTGGATCTGGTAAAGAGCCGCTGTACGAAGGATGTTGAAGCCACCGAAGTAGTACCAACCGATGGTGTGGTAACGACGGAGTGCGTCAATCTGAGGACCGACAACTGTTGAGATGTCCTGTCCCTGTGCTTCAGCAAGTGCTTCACGACCAGCAATAACCGCCTTGTAGACGTTAACTGCTGGTGAGTTTGTATTCACTGCGTATGGCACACGAGGTGTCTCTACAACGAATGCGCCTTCAATTACGCCAACTGCGCCAGCCACGAATGGTGTGCGGTCTACGTACTTTGAAAGCTCCTGGAATCCACCTGTACCAGTTTCAGCACGAAGATCGGCTGTCTGACGTGGGTGTAGGTATGCAGCGTAGAGTTCACCAATACGAGGCAAAGCCTTGTTTGTGCGAAGTTCTGTAACAGCCTGACGGATCTTAGATACAGACATTGTCGCTGCTGCTGTGATTGTGTTTGTTGTTGTTGCTGTGTTTCCACCGTAGATGATGTTTGTGTTGCCTGCGCCTGTGAGGACAGCAGCAACAACAGCATCAATAGAATCTGCAGCGTTGTATGCGATGATGTCAGCAAGAGCTGTGTCAACATCGTTGAAAGAAGTCATATTGAGCTTCTTTGTTGTTGTTACGGCTGAGCCGTATTCTTGAAGTGTTACTGTAATCTGATTAGGATTACCAAGTGCAATAGAAGATACATCTGAAGATTCTGTCAATGTAGAAGTAGCCTGAGCTAGGTCTGAATAGATTGAGAATACAACTGATGAACCTGGCATTGCTTGCTGTACTGGCTTAACATCTGCAAGAGCACGCATTACTGGAATGCTACGAAGTGCCATACGAACGTACTGATCGTACGCTGTTTGGACTAGATTGCTAATTGCGGATGTGCCGGTAAGCGTACCTGTAGGAATTGCCATTAGGTTTGCCTTTCGGTTAGTTGGTTAGAGTCCAGACTGCCTAATAATGTCGTCCAGTTCTTCCTTGCTGTTAGCAGACATAAGGCGACGCATAATGTCATCTGACGCATCAGGCGTTAGCCCTTGGTCAGTAACATTATTCATCTTCTTATATGCCGCAGCATCGGCTGGGTCAACGACAGGCTGGTTGGAATCAGTGGCTGTAAAACCGAAAACGTCACCGTTTTCATCAAGCCACTTAGACAAAGACTCTTCAGTTGAGTCTACGTCCGATGGAATGAACTTAGCGATTTTGCTATTCACTCCGCGAGATTCGAGGACATCTTTAATAGATCGTTCTCTCTGCGCTTTGGATACGTTTTCAAACTGAGCACGAAGCTCAGCAAGTTCTTTATCCTTCTGCTTTGTTGCTTTACGCAACTGTTTTACTAGATCGTTAGACGTATCGTTTGTAGTGATATCGTCTTCGTCATCCTCGTACTCGAAATTGGACATAGTCCATCTCCCATTCATTTTATAGTTAGCGCAGACCTCATACAGTTCTGGGGGTTTCCGTATGGCTTCTACTACCAGTCTTTGGTTTCACTCCTTGGGCGCTGGTCTATCCCAAGGTAGGTCTAGTTAGTACAGGCCAGTCTGGCCTTGTGTTAATCCGTAGGCTGCTTTATCGCGGCCTAGTGCACCAACGCCAGACTGTCCACTAAAGGATGCAGTCTCAAGCGATGTAAGTTTTTTGCGTTTAGCTGCAGCATCTGCCGCACCTGTTGTGTTAAATACTTCTGCTTCTGCAGTTCCTTGTGTATAAGGCTGTTGTCCATAAATGTCAGCAAGTTGTGAACCGCGTGGAACCATACCTGCAACTTCTGTATAACCCTGTTGAGCCTGAGCCTTAGTAATGCCTTGACCTGCTAAAGATTCTGCAGTACCACCATTAGCCTGTAGGCCTTGAGCAAGTGCTGCTCCACCAATTTCAGCGGCTGTTACTTTGCGCTTAATATTAGCAAGTGCGTTCTGTGGGTCAAGTGTGTAAGCAAGAATATCTGCGTTACCCAAGTCTGGGTAAAATTGGCGTAGCGCCTTAAGCACTTCTGGGTTTGTATTAAGCACGCGTTGTTGTGCTGTAGCAATACGATCCTCTAGTTCAGACGCAGATACATCTGCTCCAAGAAGTTTCTCAAATCCTACCTGCTTACCAGTAGTATCTTTAGCATAGTAAGATGCTGGTAACCCATAGTTACGCATAAGGTTCTGGTATTGGTCTTCCATAGCAACATACTCAGCTGGGCTAAGCGCTGCAAGACCTGCATTGATGCGAGCATCATTAGCCGCAAAGCGTTCCTTATATTGTGGAGTCTGGCGCAAGCGAAGCGCAAATTCTGAAGCAGGAGTTCCATCAGTAAGAAGACCTTTAATTCCATCTACTAGGGAACCTAAGCCGTACTGGCTAAATTGCTCTTTAAGAATGTTAAACGCACTGACTCTTTCAGTCTGTGCTGCTGCATCTGCTAGTGCCTTATCAGATGCTGACTTTGCATTAAGAGCATCTATATATGATTGAACACTTGGGTCAATACCAGCAACCCCTTGAGTTGATGCACCACTTGTTCCTGCTGGCTTTGAGCCAGGAAGGTTAGTACTTGCTTCATTACCACCAGTAGTTGCAGTTGAAACTGGTCCTACAAATCCAGCCTCTCCAGGTTTAACTGTTTGTGTTGGGTATTGAGTTGTCGGTGTAAAATTTGGAACTTTATTTGCATTTGCTGCAGTTGTTGCTGCAGCCTCTGCTGCTAACTGTGCAGCAGTCTTAGTTGCATTAGGAGATGTTGATGTTGATTTAGTTGGTGTTAATGAAGTGCCATATTCGTCTGCAGATGCTCTAGCCATCATTACCCCATAAATCCAAAGTCTTTGAGCACTGTCGTAGCAACACTTGCTGCCTGTTGACGTGCATTATTTGTGTATTGCCAACGTGGATCTTGGCGTAGTTCTTTTTCAAAATCGTAGATTGACTTGGTTCCAACCTTGCCATCTGGAGTTGTAAACGCCATAGCACTACGAATCTTAGGGTCAAACAAATCAATACCAGTATCTGGTATCTCAAGGATATTGCTCATTGACTGGATATATGGGTCAGCCAAAGTCTTAAGATTGATACCTTGTTTAATCTTTTCACCTAGTGCTGGGAATGCGTTAGCCGCTGATTCTCGAATAGTATTATATGCAGTATTATCATCAATAACCCCAGATGCAATATCTGTAGCATATTTCTGTGCTGTTGCATCTGAAAGATTTAATCCATTATCTGCTGCAAGATTTTTAATTGCTACAAAGTATTTACCTGCTGGACCTTCTGGAATACCAAGTTTATTAATTACCTGCTTACCAGACTCAAGTTGACCTTGAACTTTGCTATCAAGCCAAGTCTTAGGGTCAGTTCCTTCTGCAGTAAGGTACTCAGTATTAACAAGATTGCCAGCCTTATAAGTTCTTTTGACTGTGCTTTTTGTCTGACCAGATTTAGAAGTATATTGCTTCTTAAGCTCTGGGAGTAATGAAGCCAATTCAGTCTGGCTTGCATTTCTGCCATAGTACTTTTGGAATACTGAGTCTGCATAACCTTGAAGAGCTTCATCATTTGGAATACGGCTAGATGTTTCAGTACTGGTATATGTACCAGACTTAAGAGGTTTTGTGCTAGTGCCAGAACCAGCAGGTGTAGCAGTTTTACGTGCAGCATCTGCTTGTTCTTTAGTCATAAGACCAGCAGCTACCAGTGAGTCATAAAGGTCAGCCATTATTTAGTACCCTTCTTGGTTACTACTGGAGTAAGGTATTTATCAACAATGAGATCTTGCGATAAGAACCTATCGTAAAGATATGAAAACCCAATAGGGTCATCCTTTTTTAACTTAGCAACAACAGCATCATAAGCATAACGCAAATCAGTATTTGATTTTGCATCTATAGATTTTGCTTGGCGTTGTTCTAATTCTTTTGCAAATGCTTGGCGTATATCGAGATAAGTAGATACAGATTTCCACATTGGATTATTCTTATGGTCATCAATAAACTTTGAATCCATAATCTTTCCAAGTCCAACAATTACTTTGTTAGTCTTTGAACCATCTGAATCTAGGTAATCGTCATACCAGGCAGTCTGAACATATTGTCCAGTTTTTTTATCAAAGACTGGCTTTCCTTCAGAATCTGTTTGTACAGATAATTTAGAAACTACTGCTTCTTTGACTGCCTTAAGATCTTCTGCACCCTTTTGCTGTACTGAAGTTAATCCGCGATTCTTAAGTTCTGCGTCAAGAATTGTGCTCAACTTGTTATATTGAATCCAGCCTTTATTTGCTTCATTCTTACGCTGCGCTTCAGCAGGGCTTTGAGATGAAAGGAATTTGGTAGGGGCATCAGGTGAGATTCTCTTGTTGTAAAGGTAATCGTAAGATGCTTGGGAAAATTCATATCCCTTTGGGTCATTGACTACAAGACCAATAAGTTTAGGATCAACATTTACTAACTCGCTAATAAGCGAACCATACTTCTTTACATTTTGTACAGCATTTACTGAATATTGTACAGAAGTAGGGTTGCTTGAAAGGCTTGCTGAGAATTCAAAGAAATCTGGATAGTCTTGCAAGAACTTAGCGTCTGCTTCAAGGCCATATACTCGCTTATATTCACGAGACTTATCAAGATAATATTTATATGGGCTATCAAAGCGTGGGGCAAATGGCATAAGCAAGTTTGCTGCTGTACGCATATTCCAGTAATCCTTGGTCATATCAAGAATTTTTCCAGCTTTAACTGGAGGCTCACCATTGCGCTTAGCCTTCATCTGTTCTGTGTTCCAGATTAGTTGGTAACTTCTAGCAAACTGTGGGTCATTAAGACCAGCTTGTTTGACCTGTTGCTTTTGAACCCAAGAAGGCAAGAACCCTGAAATAGCATTTTTTGATGGACCATAAGGTAGCGCCCACTTAAAAGCATCTTCAAGATTTGGTTGATTCTTTACAATCTCAGATACTGGAACACCAATATATGGACCTATTGGAAAGATATCGCTAAATACATTTGGATTTCCTTTATTGTAAAGTACATCCATACCACCTTGAAATATGATATCCAAAGATTGCTTTGGTATACCCATTTGAGTTAATGAACCAAGACCAGGTAGTTTTTGAATACCCTTAGGAACTCCAACCCAAATAACATCGCTGCCACTTGTTTGACCTGGTGGAACAATCTTTCCATCTTGATCTGTAACAAGCCCTGCTTTATTAGGAGCCTGCCATACCATATAGCCACGATTAACAATCTGTGGGTTAGCAATCGCTAACTTACTCCAAGTCTTGTAAGCGTTCTCTTGTGCAGAGAAGAATGGGCTGATGTACTTCATTGCTGCAGCAAGGTTGCTACGGCGTTCGATATTAAAAAGAATTTCTTTCATCTGACGCTGTGCTACTTTGTGAGCAATACCCATAATTGCTTCTTGGTCTGCTACAGAAAACTTATCTCCAAGTTGTTCAGCCATAATGTTGACACGACGTTCAGCTTCCTTGCGGTATAACTGGATATATAGCGGGTTACGCGCCCAAGTGTCTTCTGGAAGAGTTCCTAAGAAGTGGAAAAGTGTATTAATAATCTCTCGACCTTTAATCTGAGAGGTATTAAAAAGGCTTTCCTCAAGCAAGTGACCGTGAATTACTGGTAACTCTGTTGGGTCAGTAAATGCAGAACGCAAATCTGCAGCAGTAATATCTTTAATTTTACTGCGTAGCCCAGAAGTTTCCGGTAGATACTGGTCTAGGAATCCATTAATCTTTGTAACATACTCATCTGCTTCAGAAGATGGAATGCTCAAACGACGGCGAAGGTCACGACCTTCCGGTGAATTACGAAGCCACTTAATAGTATCTTCAATAGGCTCACCGCTAATAATTTTATTTACAACTCTTGAGTTGCCAAATTGTTGACGAAGTGTTTGCGCCCACTGGTCAAAGTATGCAGGATCTGTAGGGCGAATCTGCTGAATTCCCTTAGATGTAAGCATACGTGAATACATATCAGTATTACTATCAACCATACGCTCAAATGAATTACCAGATGAGGCAATCTTGCGGAACATATCACTAAGTGGCCCACCAAAGGCATCGTGCAAAACATACTTTTTGCCATCAGAAGTTGTTACTTCAAATGACCCAGTACCGATACGCTGCTTTTCGGTCTTTCCCTTATGGCGATTAAGCACATCCGAGTAATGCTTATAGACTGCTTGCTTTTCTTCTTGAAGAAGTTTTTCGGTATTAAGTTTACCAGCTAAGTCAACATCATCTGGATTCAAAGATAACTTTGCTTCTGTTTCAGCAATTTGTGATTTCAAATCTGTAAGTTCACGAATTACGGAAGTATGTGATTGTTGAACTTCTCTAATTGTCATATTAGAATCTACTGGCAAATACCTGTCAATAAGGCGAGCAGGAACTGCAATAGAGTTATTAAGAATATTCTTAAGACCAGGACCAAGATGGCGAAGAGTTGTCATAGCGCCAACAGATGCTGCAATACGAAGCTGTGAATCAATAGCGTTACGCTGTGTGTATCCAAGGCGAAGCAGTGCTCCTGCCTTGAAAGCATCTTGAAGGATATCTACATAATGTAAAGTTGTATCAACTGCTCTTCCACCAAGTGCATTAAGAGCACTTTTGTTTTGCTTAAGCAACTTATCCATTAGTGGGAAATCCATAATAGGAAGATAATCAGCAGACTGTGATTCCAGTTGTGGCACCTTTAAGATTGACCCATCGTAGTCAACCATAAAGCCTTTATCTTTAACTGAACGAAGTGCAGATGTTCGAGCACCTACATAATTATTATAAAGATTTTCAGCAAGTTTTTCATCAGTAATTCCGTGCTTAGCCATAATTGTACGAAGAGCAGCGCCCTCCATAATCATAGTTGCTGTATATCGTTCTTCTGGCGTTGCTGCCTTGATATAACTATCAAGCATAGAACGGCTTTGCTCTGGAGTAAGATTGACTAACTTCTCAAGCTGATTAATTGTTGCAACAACTTCTTTGTAAGAATCTGGATCATTAAAATCTACAAGGCCAGCTGGACGCTCTCCCGCAGCCCAAGAAATCTTTTGATAAAGGCGATGAAAAGGTGTTGGCTGAAATACTTCAACTGATGGAGTTCCAACTGCTTTATCGTAGAACTTAATAGCACGTGACTGCGCTACAAAATCTTCTGCCTTTTGAGCAAGTTTTCCAGTAGTGCGTGTAAGCGTTCCGCCACCTTCACCAATTTGCATTAACTTTGCAAAGTACTGGTCTTGCTGAGCAAGGGCTGCATAGTTTGCTTTAGCAGATTCTATAACAGCAGGTGTGTCATTAAGGAATGGAATCATTCCTGTTCCATCTGGTGCTGAGAATAACTTGTATTCATCAACTGTAGATAGATCACCACGTGCTGCTTCAAGAGCATCTGTAATATCTATACGCTTTAAGCGAAGTTCATCCATAGCAGCAGGATCACCTAGTGCTGAACGAAGAATCTGTGCTGTCTCAGTATTATCTGCTGACTGACCTAGTAGGTGAGCAAGAAGTCCAGGTTGTGTAGATGACTTTACCATTGGGTGGTTAAGTGCATATACTGAATCATTTTTAGTAAAGTCATCAATTACTTTAGTAAAACGATTCTTTACACCATACTGCGCTCTAGTAATATCTTCAGCTGCTTTAGCAACAGCGTCAGCATTCTTAAGAGCACCTGTAACATATTCAGTTGCTTTAAGTCCTTTTGCAACCTTACCTCCGGCAAGAGTTACATCTCCAAAGAATTGAAGGCCAAGATCTAATCCACCTGAAGCAACTTTTCCCCAAGCACTTTTCTTAAATGCTGCTTCACGCTCACGTGGGTCATAAATATTAAACTTTGGGTCATATGAGTTGCGTATATAACCAGCAACTGATTGTCCAAAAGAAATTGTCTGAGCGCCTTCGTAGGCTTTCTTCCACTCATTAGGGTCAAAGAAAGATGCTCGTCCGTGATCAACGTCGCCTTCTACAAGTGAAAATGTAGTTAAGGGTTCGCGGATGTATTGCTGGTTAATATTATTAATACGTTCAAGTGTTGGCTGAAGTCCTGGGACTTTCATAATAGCGCCACCAGCTGATGCGTATGGAGCGACTATGTTTGCTTCGTTCTTTGAGACAGCGCTTTTGATTGTATTAGAAAATCCATTATATGCTTCAGCATCATTCCAAGGAGCTGTTCCTACATCCCAAGCAAATTGTGCTACACCTTTAGCAGACCCAAGAACTTGTCCACCAAACTTGGTAGCATCTTTTGCAACAGTTGAGGCTACATCACCGATTCTGTTCCAAATGCTACTCACAAATTATCCCACAAGTCTGCTATTGCCTGACGAGTTTCAGGGGATGTATTTGGATTATCAGCAATAAAATTTAATACTGGCTTGTATGATGTTAGAGCAGCACGAAAGTTGCTATCATCTGGCTTGCGCATCATAAGTGCATCAGAACCTGCACCTGCTCCTACGTCTACGCCGTGTGTTACTGGCTCATTAGGACGAGCTGTTGGCTCAAACATTCCTGTTACTGGGGTCTGTGGTGCTGCAATCTGTGGTGCTGTTGAAAGCATTGGTGACTTTGGTGCAGTCGCTAGTGGCGCACCTGATTTGGCTGCATCGTATGCAACTCCATCACCGTAAGATTGTGACTGGTATGAAAGATCTGTACGCTTTGCGTACTTGCCAGGACCTGATACACCCTGCATAGGGTTTCTAGCGTCTTCAAGCGCCATCTGTATCCTCCTGAATAGTTTCTAAATCTGTAGCAAAGTCTTCCCAGACCTTGTTTAATTCTGTGGTTCGGTTAGCGTTATAGATAGACAGTTCTAATAAGTCTTCTGTCGCTGCCGTAAATACCTGCATTATGTTATATGTAAGTTCTGCACCTACAACTAAGAAGTCAGCGAAGCGTACTGGACGACGAACTTTGTTATCCATCCAGTACACCTCGCTATCTAAAGTTATTTACTTCTTTACTGCTTTACCTGGCTTTGGTGCTCCAGCGAAAGGCATCTTGACGTCGCCGCCTGTTACCTTTGCTCCTGCTCCTGCTGCGCCGTGAATTGGCTTAGCCATTGGTGCTGGTGCTTGTGATCCTTTGTTCATATTTCACCCCCTTAGAAGTTATGCTGCGCCGCCGATTGATGCGAGCAATGATGCGATATCTGGTTTACCTTGTGGGGCTTGTGGACCGCCAGCAGCAGGGGCTGCACCGCCAGGTTGTTCCATACTTGGCTGCGAGGCAGAGGCGGGAGCCATACCTGCTACTGGAGGCTGAGGCTGCATCGCTGCTGTCTCAGGCTGTGCTTCAGGCGTAAACGCCTTTTCCACAACACTTTCAATACTCATTCCCTTTTGGCGGCCTTTAATCATTTCCGCAAAGGAGCCGAGAATCTTAGAAGGGTCTTGACCTTGTGCAACCATCTGTGGGATTGCAAGAGCTGTCTGCCCGATTGCAGCCCGTAGTGCATCGCGCATCTCTTCAATATCAACTTTCTGTTCTTCCTGACCGACGTTAATTTCGATTGGAAGTTCACGACGTACGTAGTCGCGTGAAACAAGTTTATCTGAACGCATCTGTAGCAACGCTACTGTTGCATTGTTTGGATTCATACCAGACATAATGCCGTAACGGACATCTACTGTGTAGTCACCGTTGATTGCCTTAGCTGGACTGTACTTAATTACATATGGTGTGCCATCATCAACGCCACGAATCTCTTTAACTCTGTGATCAAATATCTTTTCATCAGTCTTAAAGCAAAGACCAATAAGTTCAACAAACATACGAGCAAAGTGTGACTGTGCTGCCTTGATTTGTGTATCAAAGCCAGCTTGTAGGGCTTGAACACCACGACCTGTAACGATAGATGCGTCTGAGTTACCGCCACGTGTCTCTGGGTAGCGAGCACCTGTACGAAGTTCACGTTCTAGGACACCTGATTCACCGAATACACCGGCTGGAAGTTCAAGCGGAACGCGACGAATACCCTGTGGGTTAGCAGAACGCATAATAGAATCTGGACCGAGAGCAAGTTCTTGCACATCCTGTGGGATAGCAATAGGTGCTTGGATAGATTTCTCTGCTGCTTGAATCTGTAGGACTGCAAAGCGAGCACGAGCAAGCTGTACGCCTAGTACATCATCGTATTGACCGCGTGCTTCACCATCAATAGATGGGCGCATAGCCACACGAACCATACATTCACCGATTGGGTTAGGTGTATTAGATAGAACTAAGTCCTTACGTTCTGGTAAGTAGATAAGGTCTTGGTCTTTATCGTGGTAACGGACCAAAGATAGATAAGGAGAACCTGGTGTGTACTGGTTTCGTCCAACGATATCGTTGTAGAACTCAGGGTACATAGATGCCAAGGTCTGTGCATCCATACCCACAATCTGGGTAAGAGATAAACAACGACCAAATCGGTCAATCTCAGGGTAAGAACCAAACGGATTGATTAACTTAATGATTGGGTTGTCGTTCTCGTAATCGAGTTCAACTCGACCAATAAGCATTCCGTACGTGTTAAACCAATCAGCACCGGTATACATCTGTACGCCTAGTTCTGATCTGTCTACATAGAAGTTTGCAATACGACCACGTAGGTCTGCAGCCTTGCGGGCTGTATCAGAGACAGTATTAGATGCTGAACAGTTAAATGAAGGTAGCGGAGCCATAGATTCCGCAAGGTCGCGTGCGGCAACGTCAATGATGTTAGCAACGAGTGGCTTTGGGTACTCATCAGAAAACATAGATGGGTATACCTTGGAGATATCCCCTTGACGTACCGAAAGGACGTCACGCATACGACCATCACGCGCTGCGTATTTGGTCTGTAAGCGAGATACCTTGGCGGTAACCTCTTTAATTGTTAGCATTGTAATCCTTTAGTAAGTAAGTCCGTTGACCTTAGTTGGCCATTCGACCTTATCTGTTGCAAGTGCTTGTGCCTTGCCTGCTGAATACTTAGCGTCTACTTCTGGGTTCATCTGAGGTGTAGTTACTGCACCCTTATCAATGTATTCTTCTTCACCTTCTGCGTTGGTCATCCAACTTGGTGTTAATGCCATTTTTATCTCCTATACGAATGTTGTCTTCTGAGCTGCTAGCGCCTCATCAATGTTGATGACAACGCGTTTTCCCAGCTCTGCACGAGATAGGAAAGGGTTTTTAAGGTGGTGCGTGGCGTACTGGCCGTAGTTAAGCATCTCTCTTGCTCTAATCTCACAGAACCAGAGAGCCATTACGATATCGGTCTTACCCTTAGTAGTAGGAGTCCAGGTAATCAACTGCTCTACTAGGGCTTTAATGTTCTCTGTCTGATCACTAGGTAGATGTATCAGGTTATCTCTATGGTGTTTGCCATCTGCTTGCTTGGTACCAAAGAGCGTAGCCATAGATGCAACACCGAATCCGGTATCCCACTTGTTGGAACCGGTATGGTGCTCACGCAGTACTACGCCACGTCCTGCAAGGAACTGGCGGATACCTTCATCCTGAGTAAGAAAGGCCTGGAAAGCGTTCTTCTCAATAATCCACTCGGACGGGCTATATAGCTGAGTCCAGTTAATAATGATGTCACGAATCTGCTGCGGTGATGGACGCGTAATTTTCATAACGTCTACGATGTAGCGCTTACTGGTAGATCTATCAATGGCGTAACAAACTGCAGCGGTATCTCCTACAATCGCTGGGTCCATACCACAGATAAAACTGAAGCCACTTAAATCTTTGGGATGACCTGGGTGGCCCATCTCCAGACGTCCTGCTTTACGCATACCATCCATAGAACCACGAACACATACTGGGTCGAATGCAGCGTTCTCAGATACATCCTGTTGTTGATATACTAGAGCCCACGTACTCGCATCCATAGCCTGACGCTCGTTGTAAAGATTGCGTCCAGACCATCTAGGGTAGAGACCGTTCTCGTCCTTATCGGCTTCTTCTTGTCCATCAAATGGAGCATCGGATGCGGGCCATAAGGTAACCCACTTGTCGGGGTCTTCATTT